TCGTTGATAATTGTATCATTGATTTGAAAACTCTCAACTGAATATTGTGTGAAAGAAGTTAAATCGTTTATGATACCTAATGTGTTTGCCCATATATCCACTCTATCATCAGGCCCATCAAATGGAACTCTCATAGCGTTTGTAGATGTTCCTGCAATATAATTTATACCTTCGTTACTTTCGTTATTCTTATTCTTAATTTTATCAGCTACAATAATTTGTATTTGATATTCAGTTGTAGAAGGTGCAAAGTTTGCTCCTAATATAGTAACATTAGCCAAAGGATAAAATGTAAATGCATTATCATCTATTGAAAACAAATCACCTTGTGAAACTGACTCGATTTGTGGATGATTAACCATAATAGTTTTGAAGTAATCCAAAACATTATAATATAAACTATAATTTACGCCTGTATTGTTTACTACACTCATTATAATACTAAATTTATTTGATACTGATTAGTTTGGTCAGGATAGATTTGTGTTTGATTACCTACTGATTGTAAGTATTGCGGTATTTGATTACTATATGCAATCAAATAGTTTTGTAATCTTAATGCGTAGTATTGTGCGTTATCTGCTGCTTTTTGTAAAACATAATCCATTTCATTTTTAGATGGTGATACACCTTGTTCAGATTGTTGTTTCACCGCACCATTTGATTTGAATTGAATGTTTGAGAATGGCATATACTCTACACATGCATACCATAATAAAGTAAACTTAATATGGTCGTTTAATAAATCTGTATAAAATACTGATAAGTTACCAACAGTCCCTGCAACGATTTGAGCTTGTAGATATTCAAATAGGACAGTTCCTAATAAATTCTTTAAGTATTTATCTTGTGCAGTTCTTACAAACGGCAATAATGCATCTGCATCAATTGCACCCTGTAATGGACTATTTTTAATTATATCATTTCTTGTGATAAAAAGTGCGTAGCTCATATCTTAATCGTTTTTAATAATTTCGTATTCTCTTTCAAAAAATGCTGATGAAGCATTTATTATTGTTGTTCCTTCACCAGGACCATTAGGGCCTCTTACACCCTGTGTTGGTCGGTTATCATCTATTGTTGTTTGGTCTGCACTATCTTCTTGTGTTGCAGGATTTTCCATTTCCTTATTAGTTTCCTCTGCAACTTCTCCAACTGATTTACCCTGGTCTTCTGCCTGTTGTGAAAGAATTGCCAAAGGAGTTAATTGGTCAAAGTATAATTCAACATCTTCAAATCCACCATCTGCTAATGCACTATCCAAAGTATTTAAGATAAGGTTTTGGAATGGTGTAATTGTCATAGTTTGTAAGATACTGAATGCCGTCATCATTTCTTCTGATTGAGAACTAAATCCATTATTTGCTGTGCGAATGCCGAGTAATAGTGGAGATGTAATTCTATGTGCCACCAATATTCTATCTTGTGCATAATCCGCAACATACTGAAATTTCTCATGTAAGTTATCAATGTTTATTACATCGATTGTTGGTTTAGTAGCTACATCATCATTAAATGATAACATAAATCTACCTGCATTTTTAGTGCCTGTAAATTTAGCTTTAATTAAATCTTCAATAGTTTCTCTTTGTTCAGGTGCAGGTTGTCCGTTATTAAAGTTCAACATTACCATTGGTAAGAAACCATTTTCAATATTATTTAAGTGTAAGTTACTTAACTCTGCTTCTACAAAACTGAATTGTAATGAAGAAACCCAATCAGGTAATGAATAATAATATAAATTAGGTGAATAGTTTTTCAAATAAAGCACTTCCATCTTTTCGTTAGATGTGCCGTAAGCAGGTATCTTTTTCTTATCTCTTATCTTTTTTTGGTCTAACCAATCTGTGCAATAATAATAATTTTCAATACGAGGGTTCTCATATATTTTCTCTGCTCTTAAATACTGAACAGGTATGTGATACATCTTTTTAATCTTTGTATGTGTATCATCCCAATATACTTGATATGCTGCATTACCATATAATTTCAAATCAAATGCTACTCTCTTCGTTTCCTCTTGTGGAATTAATCTTTGTAAAGTTTTATTAAACTCTTCGTTTTTAGAATATAATCCTTTTCCGTATACCAAATCAGCGATACCCTCAATACATGCAGCAGTTGTTGTTGATGTTGAGTGTGCCAATGATATAGCTAAAAAGAAATCATCATGTCCAAACACCCCAAATGGAACGAATGGATAACGAGTTTTAGTATCTTCCTGTATTCTAGGTAAATCGTTTGCTCCGAAGTTTACAATATTAAATTTAGTTTCTTTATTCATATTATGTCATTATTACATATTCGTTTGTAGATACGTGAGATTTCTCATTACCGTCTAATGGAATTTGGTTTTCGTAATTTGCTTTATCAATACTTTGTGATACGAATGCCTGTAAACTACCATGATATACCGGGTCGGTGTATCCACTACCTGAAATGAATGGTGTTAATGATATTCTATATTCACTACCTGTTGTAAAACCAGTAGTATTAATTGATAAATCAAATGTAATTGTAGCAATACTTTCGCACGGGTCATAGTTCCAAGTGCTACCGCTCTTATCCATTACAAAGAATGAAGTGTTGTGTAAGGTTTGCATATCTTGCAAACTCATTAACAATAAAGATGCGCTTGGAGGTATTTGTGCTGTGCGAAGTTTGAATGTGTTGTATCCACCTATGGTATAGCTAAGCATTATCTCGTATTAAGTTGTTCATATCTTTAACACTACTCAAAATTAAAATGATTAAATAAAAAAACCCCTACATCTCTGTAAGGGTTTAGTATTTTTAAGTGTAATACTGAATTAGCTATATACGACATTGAAGTTTGGAGTTAAACCAGCTAATGCGTTAGTTGAAGTGCTACCTGATAACCAAGTTGCCGGTAATTTTTCCATACCTGTTAAGGTTACAGAATATCCGTATAAATCTCCTAATGCTGCGCCTGTTCCAATCGTTCCCGCAGTTACATCCATACCTAATTGTAAACCTGCCAAAAATGCATCTCCGTTATTTGTCCAAACGATAACTTGATTACGACCATAAGACATCAATTTTAATTGAGTGCTCATTTCGTTAGTTAGTTTTTTCAAATTAAGAACTAATTCTTGTGAGAAGAATGTAGTTCCGTTTTCACGAGATGTGTTGACAGTTTCAGTATATGCACTTGTTCCTTTTAATTGGTAGAAATATAAGTTTGAACCGCTTGGTATTGCTGTTAGCAATCCATCAGCTCCGGCAGAGCCACTAGTTGTAGTAAAACCACCTGAAACATACGGAAGAAAATATACTCCCTGTAAGCCACCGATGCTTTCTTTACAAACTTCTTGTCTACCTTGTGTTACATTACATACGCCTGAAGTGTAAGCCATATCTGTTAATTTTTTTGTTGTTAGTTAAAATTAATTGGTGAGGATTTTAACCCTCACCGACCAATTAGTTATTTTTAGTATGCTCCGTAGTAAACGATATCTTGTCCGATACCGAAAATTACTGCTCCTGTGTATCTCATAATGATACGATAGTTTTGTGAACCATCGATGTTCGCCATATCCAATACTCTTACTTCGTTGTAATCTGATAATAAACCAGTTCCGAAGTGCATATTAGATTTTTGAGCTGCAACGATTTTGCTATCACTCATACCAGGACACAATAAGATTTCAATACCATTGAAGTTGAAAGGCTTATCACCCACGTTCATTTGGTTGTTCCAACCATTAGCACCTACTGCACCACCTGCTAAAGCTTGTTGATAAGCTTTACCAACATTTGTTGATACATAGATTACTAAATCTTCTTTACCATAAACTGCGTTAGGAATAGAATTTACTACACTATCCAATTTAGATAATACATTCGCTGCTGTTACACTTCCAGAAATTGGTTGACCACCAATTAAAGAAGAACCGCTGAATGCAGGGATAACACCAGTTGAGACTGTAATGCTACCTGAAACAACAGTCGTATTAGCTGCTACTGATGCTGATAATTGAGATTGGAAACCTAGGAATTGACCATTCACATTAGTTCCTTGCCAAATTGCTTGCTCAGTTGCTTGTGCTACGATACCACCTACATAAGAGATTAAGTAGTCGTTGAAGTTTTTAGGGATAGTATCAAATGCACTATATCCTAATTGTAATGCTTCCCAAGATTGAACGAAGTTTTGCTTACATAATTGTAAGTTAACTTGTAATTCTTTTGGAGTTAAAACTGCTTCTGTTAAAGTTACAGAGCCGCTTGTTACGAAATCACATGATGCATCTTGAACGATACCATCTACTGCAATTCTTTGGATAACCTCTTTGTATTTCACATTCGGGTGAATGGTAACATACTTGTTGTCCAATGTTTTTGCTGATAACAACGCTGCTGCGATGTATTGACCTGCGAACTCACCTGCGTAGGTAGAGCTAATTGTAGGTTCAGCGAATTTTTGAAGTTTGTTCATTTTAATTTTGTTAAATGAGTTAATAATATTTTTATCTATAAAGTTTTGATAAGAAGTCACCTTGTGGGTTACCTGTTTTCTTACCATATGATTTACTAAAATCTTGTGGTTTTAATGACTCGGTTGGAGCTCCGTCTAATTTCGGTAACTCTTCATCTTCATCTTCATCTTCATCAACCTTTGCCATTTCCATTGGAGATGGTTGTAAAGAACTAACCTCTTGTCCTTCTTCTGGATATGCTGATGCGAATTTCTCTTTCATATCAGTTACCATTTTCTCTAATTCATCAATTCTGTATCCTAAACGAATTAATGGGTCTTTCTCATCATCGGTATCATCACCCATTGAGTTTCTGATATCTTCATCAGTTGTGTTTGGTAAAGATTTAGCTTCTTCGGTTGTAGCATCGGCCATTTCAACCTCTTCTGCTGCTTTTTTGTCAACTACCTCTTCATCCATCTTTTTTTCCAAATCTTCGGCATCTTTTTCTTCAACATTTTCTCTTGAAGTAATCTTACCATCCATAGTTTCAATTCTGATAACTACTTTGTTACCTTCACTATCGGTTAATTCGATTTCATGTTCTCCGTCCGGAGCTTTGGTTTTTTCACCATCTGCACCTACAACTTCAACATCTTCACCCAAATCAAATGTAGGTGATTGTAAAATATTTCCTTGTGCATCTTTTGCATCTGTGAATTTTACTTCTTCGCTAGATAACAAAGAAAGTATTCTATTCAATACGCTTTTTGAGTTCATAATATTAAGTTTGTTTTATGTTTAACACCTACAAAATCAAATGTTATCATTTTTTATTAAAAATATATTCATTTGCAGGATTTATTTCGGAATTATCCACTAAAAGTTCAATTATTTTCGGATTTACTAACTCTGGATGCACCCACCAATCTTCAAAAGCAGATTTTTTATCAACTGAAATATTAGAAACTACTAATTTATATCCCATCATTTCTAAATATTTTCTACTTTTATCCCTATATGTTTTATCATCACTATACCAATCATGCTCATAAGTTATTACAGCAAATCTATATTTGTCAAATGGAATAGATAAAAGTGCTTCAAATGTATTCTTTGCCGGCTCACAATCTAATTGCAGATAATCTAAATCAGTTCCCCAATTTTTATTATCTAATATCTCTAAATAATTTGCTTTGGTTGCATCTCTTTGTATACATTGATTTTTTCTTTTACCATTAAACCATGTAACCATTGTAGGATTGATTTCTAACGATATACCTTTCCAATTAAACTTATCCTCTAATAAAAAAGTATTGGAATGCTCAAATGGTTGATACGAACCTATCTCTAAATACTTACCTTCTTTCTTGCCATCCAATGCCATTAAGACAAACATATCTTGAAATGCCTGTGAGTGATTATGTTCTATCATCTCAATACCATTAAACTCATATCGTATCTTATCACCTTTCTTATAGTATGTAGGTTTTGCCCAATTATCTGTTCCCCAAATAAGTTTAATATTATTTTTAACTGATACTTTGTATTCATCACTTAATTCATAATTCTCATATAAGTCCAAAAGCAAATCAATACTCTCTTTTGTTCTACCCATCCACCAACTAACTACACTTTTTTCAAACAAAAATCCTATTTTACCTGGATATTCTACACTCTGCAACTCATCAACATCAAAATTGACCATAAAAAGTCCAATTTCAGCAGTTGAATAACTTTCTTGCCACTCTTTATTCCTTTCATATAACCTACTTAATAAGAAATATGCTTCTGGTTTCATTGGCAATACTGATATAGCATGTTGATACATACCCTTTGCATAAAATGTTCTATTACCTTGCTTTTCAAAACACAATCCACACTTTAATAAACTTTCGTAAATCAATAAATCGTTCTTTGATACTTCGGTTAATCTTAAATAAAAAGACATTGCCGCAGCATATTGTTCGTTATCGTAATACCAATTAGCTAAATGAAATGCTGCTAAGTCGTTGTATGGTGATTGTATAAAACTATTTAATTCCTTCATAACCAAATGTGATTAGGATTTTATCTTTATATTCTGCTATTCCACAACAAAACTCAATCATACCTGTCATAAAATCAAACGATGGTGTTCTATGTATTATATTCCAATTTTTATCAAACACAATTACTCTGTGTCGATATGTAGCATCTTTATTGTTTTGCGTATTCCTCCAATAATCAGTTTCATGCACAATACACATCCTATGGTTGCCAATAGTTATTACCTGACTACCACCACGCATATCTTTTTCAATTGGTATAGTTGTATCAGCCAGAAATACTTGCTCCGTATCTCCGTTTATATTTGCTTTAACAATCTCTACCGGATTACACCATTTTAAGTAATGGAATGGCATATCTAAAATAGGCATCCAATTCTTTTCACAATAACTTTCTTTATTATTTGGAGTTGGTATTCTAAACCTACTCATCTCGGTATTATCTTTTATTTTAGATAATTCCATTCTACCTATGCCAGTTGTTTCAGTATCTCTACGAACACCTGTAAGATAAACATCATCCCACTTTACTAATCTAGCATCTTCTAATCCAATAAATTCCCACCAGGGTTTAGTATCGAAATTAGATGTGTCAACTTTTGTAGGATTATGTAAAGCATTATCTTTCCATTCACCTAAATAGTTTGTCGTTGTTAGTGTAATATCGTTATCAGGATTTAGATAACATAAAGGGCCCCATCTACTTTCAAATTTGCCAGAAGTATGATATAGGGTATATTGACAGTGTCTAACATTGATTAGAACTCTATCATCATCAACTAAAATAGAAGGATTGAGTAAACCCGTCTTATTATCAGTTGGAAATGCTAATGGATATAAATTACCACCATTAGCTAAAATGTGTTTTGCTAGATTTTGTATTGCCATCTATATTTAACACCTATAAAATTATTTTTCCAATTTAGCAAACACCATCATATGCGTATATCTGGAATGTTCCTGCTCCAACTACTGCACCATAAACTGTTGCCGTATTTGTTCCAGTTCCGACTGTTCCAACACAAGTAAATGTTAAATCACTATCGTATACATCAAAGTGTTGACCTGTTACTCCATTGGAATATAAAATCTCTACATCGTATGTTCCTATTTGATTTGAATATCCGTTGACAGTATCACCTGTTGATAATGGGAAGCCTGTTCCGGTAACACCTGTAAGAGATACACCATTAACTTTTACATCGTTAATTACAATATCTAATGACGAGTTTTGAATATAAAATAATGTATCTACCGGTGCACTTGTTTCTACTCTACATTTAATCATAATATTATTTTTTTAAGGACAAATTCCATAAATTACAAAATAGATATTGGAACCCGAGTCAGCGTTATACACATATGAATAACTACTTGAATAATTCATACCTGATATAAGTGTGCTATCAGTCATTATAACACTTGCATTTGTAGGTATCCCACTCCCATCATTTTTCCAAGGTTTTCCATAATAAATTACAGCAGTATCCACTAATGTAAAATCATCAGCACTGCCACTAAATTCTAACTCCAAAGTCCTATTAGTTGTTCCTGCATTAAAAACAATCATAGCACTTGGAAAACATAAACCTGAAGGTTCAATATTAAAGAAAAGGTCTTGTCTTGTGGAGCCTGTTGGATATGTTAAACTCAAATCGTATCCATAAAAATCAGATATGGCTATATCACTACTTCCAGTTGAATAATTGCCGGCATTGCTTGAATGCACATTTATTGGAGTATAATTACTAGTAGACCCAACATACCCTGACCCATTTGCAAATGAAGGCATATCATAACTAGCAAATGCTGATTGTGACATTTCAATTCTTACATCATTAAAAGATATTTGTCCACTTGCAGGTAATGCCATACTATTTAATTTTTTGGTCTAATTCTTTAATTGCTTCAACTAATAATCCTATCATTTTAGAATAATCCAAAGCTAGATATCCATCTTCTCTTTGTTTAACAACTTCGGGTAATACTTCTAACACTTCTTGTGCAATTAAACCTGTTGTTGGTAAAGATTGTGTTACCACATCTGTATTAGTTTCATTCCAATCCCATTTAACACCATTAAGTTTCTTAACTTTTTCTAATGCATCTAATATAGAATGAATATTATCTTTTTGTCTTTTATCAGAAGTAAAGAATGCAGTTATGTTTCCAGTTGCAGTTATTGCTCCGGTTACTGCTAATGTGCTACCATCAAAAGTTAAATTAGCTTCACCATTTATTGTATTAGCATCTACGGAAGTAATTACTCTATTATTGCCAGAGTTTGTGTATGAGGTTATTCCTGCACTTGCTCCGGTTGTTCCTTGTGCACCTGTTGCACCTTGTGTTCCGGTTCCAGTTGCACCCTGTGCGCCGGTTGCTCCTTGTGTTCCCGTTCCCGTAGAACCCTGTGCACCTGTTGCACCTTGTGTTCCTGTTCCCGTTGTTCCTTGTGCTCCCGTTGCTCCTTGCGTTCCAGTTCCAGTTATACCTTGAATACCTTGCGAGCCATTGGTTCCTGAAATACCCTGAATACCCTGCGAACCATTTGTGCCACTTATACCTTGTATTCCCTGACTGCCATTTGTGCCACTAATTCCCTGAATACCTTGACTACCATTAGTTCCGCTTATACCTTGAATACCTTGTGACCCGTTGGTTCCAGATATACCTTGTATACCTTGACTTCCGTTTGTGCCACTTATACCTTGAATACCTTGCGAACCATTAGTTCCTGCGGTTCCTTGAATACCTTGTGGGCCAGTTCCGCCAGTTATACCTTGAATACCTTGTGCTCCATTGCTACCTGCGATACCTTGTATTCCTTGACTACCATTTGTTCCGGCAGTTCCCTGTGCTCCATCGGCTCCCTGTGCACCTGTATCACCCGTTGTTCCTTGTGTGCCGGTTGCTCCTTGCGTTCCAGTTCCTGTTATACCTTGTATACCTTGACTACCATTAGCACCTTGTGCGCCGGTTGCACCTTGTGTTCCGGTTCCAGTTGTTCCCTGCACACCTTGCGTTCCTTGCGTTCCTTGTGTTCCTTGTGGGCCAGCTGGTGCAGATGCTATAATGAAAAGCATTTGGTGATTGTTAGGAAAAGTATATGTAGAAGTAATTAGAGTAACTCCATAAGTCCAATATGTTGTATTATCAGTTTTAGAAGTAATTTGCCACGTTTGGTAATTTGATTGTGATGATTGGTCTTGCAATACAATTGTAGTTCCAACCAAAATATTTGATAAGAATACATCTATGTTATTGCTATTTTGGTCAGTATCACTTACACTTATTGATGTTGCTGATGCCTGTGTTGCGTTATTCCAAATGATATGTCCTGATAACGGGTCACCACTTGTTATAGTATCTTTTGCTTGGTAGTTAAAGAATGTATTTGTTTCACCTGCTGTTCCTTGCACACCTTGTATACCTTGAACACCTTGTGCTCCACTACTACCCGTTGTAGGTAATTGAACTCCGTTTATACTTAGCGACCCGGTAATATCTACACTACCGCTGAATTGCTGAGAGCCTGTTATTGATGCATTTAATATTAAACTCATATATTTTTTATGTTAATCTTATCATTACGAAATTACCGTTTCTATATAATCCACCCAATGGCACTCCACCTGCTGCTGCTGCCGTATCATCTGCGAAGTTTAGAGATGAACTCACACTTGCTAATGTTGTAAACGAACTTACTAATAAACTACCTGTCATTTCAGTATTACCTATTACCTGTAATTCAATTGCTGCTGATGAACTTAATATCAAACTACCAGTCATTGTAGTGCTACCCGATACATTCAAACTACCCTCAAAGTATGAGTTAGACCCACTATCAATTAAGAAGCCTGTCTTTCTATTTGATGCTGAGGTTCCCGTTCCAACAAAGAATATATTTTCAGCGGTTTGGTTTCTTATCCCATCGTCAGCATTAAATCTACCAAAGTATCCACCACCACTTGCAGTAATAGCATTATTGTTTGACCCAGTTAGTATTAAGCTTTGTCCCCCGATTAGATTACTACGGAAATCAACATACATGCCTCTACCCTCTACATTTGTAAAAAAGGTATTTAATGACCCAAATACTCCGTTTCCTAGCATTGTTGCCCCTGTACCAGTTCCACCATAACTTCCAGATACGGTATAAGTATTAGTTGCACCTTGTACCTGATTATTATTAAATGTTAAACTACCTGACCCAAACGACCCACTATACATACGATTTGTGACAGATATTGCAGCCGGTGATATATTATTTTGAGCAGAGATTGCTGATGCACTTGCTATTAAGGATAATGCACCATAGTTACCAGTTATATTTGCAGTGGTTCTATGTAAACCCAATCCTGCTGCCCCTACATTATTATAACTTATTGAAGACTGCAAAAAGTTATTTGATGCATTTACTGCAACAGAGGACGAATGATTGGTTATAATTAAACTACCACCACCATTGATTATATTACCTGAATAAGTTGGATTTATATTACCAGGTTGATTACGATTTGTAGTTATAGTTATACTTCCCTGATTATTATTATTGGATAAACTTATAGTATGACTACCACTAAAACCACCTGTTATTTCATTGAACGATGCAGATGCTGCATTGATTGTAATGCTACCATTATTTATATTATTTTGTAAAGTAAGTGACCCGGTAAATGCCATGGCATTTATTGTATTTGTGCTTGTTCCACCAAATATATTATTGGAATAAGTATGTGTTCCACCATTTACTGCTTGGTTAATATTTAAGACAGAGGTTCCGTTGAATATATTATTATTCATCGTAGGTGTTGTTCCACTTACACTTACTGCAGATGCAGTTATTTGTGAATTGACACCATTACTATTATTTAAGTAAAGGTTATTAGCGCCTCCGATATATCTTGTGTATCCAGTTGTTGGTGTAGAGGGGTTTGTGAATATATTTCCACTACCTGATATAATTGTTGTCCCGGTATTGTTATTTGCTTTGAATATAAAGTTAGCAAGTGTAGTATTGTTTGAGCTAGATAAATGTAATACCGATGCAGTTGAATTGGTAAAACTATTATTACTTAATATCAAACTACCAGAATGAGCTAATAATTTTATTGCTCCTGTTGCTACTCCATTTCCACTACTATTTACCGGGCCTATTGCAACTCCACTATCTGCTCCTAATTCAATATCGCGACTGTTTACTACAACTCTAATACTTCCGCTACCACCACTAGCACCATTATTGCCAATATTTAATTGACCATATGCTGTTAAATTGCTTGTCAAAGTTCCTTGCAAAAGTATATTGCTTTGGCCACCACTAGACGAGCTTATATACAAATTATTATTTCCTGAGAATGAAATAGTTTGGTCGCCTCTAAATGTATTGCTACCTGTTATTGCAAAACCTTGTAACTTAAATGTAGTTGCATCTCCTTTTGTGAATGTAATATCGTTTGATGCGAAAGATGCAGTCACTAATAAACTACCTGTGTCCGTGCTTCCACCTCCACTACCAGTTATAGTTGTAAATGTTAATACACCACTTCCGTTTGTAGTAATTACTTGACCATTAGTTCCGTCTGTGCCTGGATATGTTAATCCTTGTATAGTTGTCTGGCTACCTGATATTGTAATACCTCCACCATAACCTGATAGGTCAATTTGTCCGTTAGTCTTTACTTGTATTCTACCTCTACTAGTTGCAGGATTAGATTGGTCTGCTAAAGCATCTAAATCAATTTTTGCATTTTGACCACCATATCTTGTTGCCAATGCAAAAGACCCCGATAATCCACCTACTAATTGTAAACCTTGATTATCTGGGTTACTATCACTATATGTTTGAATATATGGCCCATTTTGCCCAAAGAATATTTGTCCCGAACCTGTTGCACTATTAGGTGAAGTGAATTGTAAATAACTATTAGCGGAGCTTGAAATGGTTAATTTTCCATTTACAATTTGGTCTCCGTTAAATGTATTGCTACCTGTTGTTGCGAAACTACCTGTATTAATAGCTACATTACCAAAAGTAAGTGTTCCGCTACCATTTGTTATTAAAGCCTGGCCGTTTGTTCCATCAGTAGTAGGATATGTTAAACCTTGCATTTGTAAAGTGGAGCCTGTTATTTGAATACCTTGTCCTGCCTCAAATGAAATACCACCACTAACACTTGAAAATCTTATACTATTTGCACCGGTACCAGTAGTCGTTTGAAATGTCATAGTAGCACTATTGCCACTATTATTTCTAAATTGCATTACTCTACTACCCGTTCCGTATAAGAAAAAGTCTAATCCTCTTGACTTTGGATTATCAGTATCACCTGTAAATTGGAAATTATCATCCTCATTACCATTCAACCACATCTCATTTGGAAATTGTAATCTAGGGCCACCTGGACCTGTTAATTTTAGACCTGAACCTCCTGTTAATTCTATACCATAGCCAAATCCACCACTACCAGAAATAGTAATAGCAGGACTTGCAGCTGTTATAAATGATTGTTGTCCTGTAAATGTATTGCTGCCTGTTGTTGCGAAACTACCTGTGTCAATACTTCCACCACCACTACCAGTCGCTACTGTTAAATTAAATGTTGTCGCATCTCCCTTTGTAAAAGTTAAAACATTACCTGCAACACTACCGGTCACTAACAAACTACCAGTATTAGTAGAACCACCACCACCAAATGAGGATGTTGGAACTGTTGTAGATATTCCACTAGCATTACCTACCCATGCGTATCCTTGTTGTAATGATGCAGTTAATGTAGATTGAATATTAACATTACCTGAAACAATTAAGTTTCTAAAAAACTCAAATGGTGATGCGGAACCTGTGCTTACTGCAAAAATATTTTCAGATAAGTCACTATTTCTAAAAGTAATTCCTTTCCTAAAAAATCCATTGTCTAATAAAAAGTTATCAGTTCCAATCGCGTCGAATGATATTCCACTACCAACACCACTTGGGTTTGTTGCAGCTAATTGTATATATGTGTAAGGGCTTCCTGATATATTTTTACCATTGATATATCCATTAACTGTCAATGCTTCGGCCGGTAAAGCTGGATTTCCGTTAATAGTTTGATTGCCGTTGAATGTATTGCTACCTGTTGTTGCAAACCCTTGCAAATTAAATGTAGATGCATCTCCTTTTGTAAATGTAATATTGTTAGATGCAAAAGATGCAGTGACTAATAAACTACCTGAACTTATACCTGCTCCTTCTGTTCCTTGCACACCTTGTATACCTTGCACACCCTGTGTTCCAGTTCCAATTATACCCTGAATACCTTGTGCTCCGGTAAATCCTTGTATACCTTGCGTTCCCTGTGTTGAATTATCTGCTCCTTGAATACCTTGTAAACCTTGTAGACCCTGAATACCCTGAATACCTTGTGCACCATCGCTACCACTAATACCATTCGTTCCTTGTATACCCTGCAAGCCTTGGATACCTTGTGTTCCTTGTGCTCCATCACTGCCAGTTATACCATTAGTTCCTTGAATACCTTGCAAACCTTGCAGACCTTGTAAACCTTGCAGACCTTGTAGGCCTTGCAAACCTTGAATACCCTGTGTTCCTTGCGTTGAGTTATCAGCACCTTGTATACCTTGCAATCCTTGTAAACCTTGCAGACCTTGTAGGCCTTGTAGGCCTTGCAAACCTTGTATACCCTGTGCACCATCACTACCAGTAAGTCCGTTTGTTCCTTGGATACCTTGCAGACCTTGTAAACCTTGTATGCCAGTTATACCTTGCGTGCCTTGTGTTCCCTGTAAACCCTGTAATCCTTGTATACCTTGTGCACCTTGTAAAGATATTGATGAAGTTGCTACTGCTTGGTTATATCCATTAGCATCACCTAACCAAATATATCCTTGTGGTAATTGTGCAGTTAAACTTCCTGATATAATTTGATTACCTACGAATGTATTGCTACCCGATAATAATGCACTACTGCTTATCCAATTGCTATTCAAATCTCTAACTGCTGACGCAGAAATACCACCATTGACATTAGTAAAATAAGTTGCTGCTGATGCTGATGTAAGTTCTTGTTGATTATATATTGCCATATCTGTTTATGATTATTGTTGAGGGCCGTTGTTTATCGGTGATTGAATAACTCCAATACCTTGTGATATTAAAGCACCATCACAGCAATCTCTACCATATCTATCTTCATTTACACAAAGACAACCTCTACGATTATTTTTTGGTGAGGATAGGCCGCGTGTAGGGCCGATGTATATACCGCTTGCGTTTTCTCTATTAACGGAGTATCTTAAATTTCCGTTTCGTGAGTTAGACCAAATTGCCATAATAAAGTTAGTTTTATCTTTAACAATGGTAAAAAACAAAGTTGTAGGTTATCCCATTCTTTTTAATGCTTCTTTATGTAAAACTTCTTGCAACCATTGTTTATCAGCTTTATATGCTAACAACATTAAACATTTCTCTAACGGCTCTCCGATAACTCCATCAATCTCTTTAATGTTTCCGTTGGCAAGTTCAGCGATTGTTGCATATGCTCTCCACTTTTTACTAAAACGGATTTGATGTTGGCCGGTATCTCCGTGGTCTGCGTCAAAGATTTCAGGGTATCTTTCAGTAAGTCCATTGACAAATTTACAAAAAAAAACAGAGCACCGAAGTGTATATCCATTGTTTGCTTTAACCACATCTCTTCATCTATTTTACCCTGATAACTTTCTATCTCATACATATCACCTATCTTCTTTATTACAGGTCTATATAAGATACTCATTACCTTTGCCCAATTCTTATCAATCGTTACTGCATCGTATTGTGTGATATCTGCATAAGCACCATAAGTGATATTAGATAAGTTAGGTTCAAATCCATATTCAACACCATCAATAAAAATAAATCTTTGTAATTCCAATTCTTCTGGCTTACTGAAATTTAATAACTCATTACGAAGTGCATTATAACTTTCTGTTCCTAATCCTTTTAGATATTCAGGCGATAGATTACATAAGTGGTGAAGGAGTAAAGCAGTTTGTGCTTCCTCATTATCTTTGTAATTATCCATATCGGCATGTAGAGCTAAATACTTTTTAAGT